TGCCTCATTCAAAGAGGGGATGAACAAGGTCAAGCATGTACGCCATTTTGGAGAGAACGAACTGGCGTGGGCCGAGCAGACTGGTGCGGGCATAGACCTCACCACTTCTAGGGACCACACCAAGGCAGGCGTTTACCCCACGAATGCCACAGTTACGTCTACGATATTTAACCAACAAGCTCACTTTTTTGTCAGGGCTCTTCCAGCCCACTTCTATGACGGAGTCTTGTGGAAGGTTAATAGCTCGCCAGCTTTGGCCACCTTAAACCCTCAGTTTGCTACGACTGTTCAGAGAAGACTGGCGGTGGCAGGCATAGCAGGCAAGGAGACACAGGTACATTTAAGCAGGGTAGACAACGGTCAGATTTTTCCAGACGACGAAGACCCAGACAGCACGGATGTACTCCGCGCGGGCTTTATAGATGTCGGAAACCAAATAGGGTCTGCCGATAAGATCACGGGCCTATCCAGCTTTGAGCAGGACAAGCTGGTCATATTCACGGCAGACAGAGCCCTGATATACGGCATAGACCCCAGCATTCTGCTTTGGCAGATAGATACCAGAACAAACATTCACATTGGCTGCATAAGCCACAATACGATTGTTAGTGCTGGGACGTATTATTTTGCTCCAGGTCGGGCGTTCATTCCATCCAGCGGTCTACGGAGAACGGAATTCTCGTTTTCTCCTCAAGTATGTCAGACAAGATTGATCTTCTGTACCGGGAATACTTCGCTTCTGTGGAAGACCCCCAAAGCATATCGGCTGTCTGGGATCAGGATGAAGCTCAATATCACATCTTCTTCCCCCAGCCAGGTGATACAAATATCAAGAGACTGACCCTGTCTACCAATCCTGAGGGCGAGGCCCCTGTCCCCAAGTGGTCTACGGGGAACTTCTTGAATTCGCGGTGCGGTTCATTCCTTAGTGGGCAGCTTGCTTTAGGTACGCCAGGGGGTGTCTACACCGTAAACAAGACTGAAAGCACTGAGGGGTACACCCCAGACCTTAGTATATTAACTCCAATTTTGTGGCACGGTGACCTCATAGGCACCAAGCAGACCCACTCACTTATACTCCAGGCCCATGGCCAGTCGGTTGTGACCATATCCGCCACAGATGATCTCGGACGAGATTTGGGGTCAATTACATTTGAAGTGGACGATACGGACGACAACAGGTTCTTCGGCGTGCCAATTTCCTCACAATACGAAAGAAAGTGGGAAACTCGCTATAGAGGCGCGCAGTATAAAATTGTCTCTGACGGCGGGAGTGGCACTTTCCGCATAACTGGCTTCGCCGTCGTAATCAGGAAGTAGGCATATGGCACGACTTCGACAGCAAAATCCGCAGAATTACGGTAGCTCCAGCAATATCAATGCGGAGTTTGAAAATCTCACTCGCTATGTAAACGCGGGCGAGCTGGGGGACAAGACAATCGGCGAGTTGCTCGCTGTCCTGTTTAATTCCAGTGGAGAGTTTGCTGGCCCCATAGAACTTAGAAATGATAGCTCTGCTGGGCTTCAGTACCGTATCGGATCGTATGCTGATGCTAATACTGGCTGGATTACTCTAGCCTCCCTTGCTGACTTGCGTGGTGCCGCAGGCTCCACGGCTGGTGAGATAGGGGCCCCCATCTTCCACGCCCGGTCGGATATTACATCTACCTCGGGACAGACTGTCTTCGACTATGCCCACGTCGCTACAGACACGCTCCTTGTCTACGCCGATGGAGTTCTGAAGCAAGCAGGCGGCAGCAACGATTACACCACATCTGTCACGGCGGGCACGGCTAGCGCGGGCGCGGTCACATTCAATTCAGCCCCATCCACTGGAACTGTAGTTACCATCTTCAAAGTACGCTCGACGTCTATCACGGGCTTTACCCGAAGCGACACGCTGACAACCGCCAGCACATCTAACTTCGTGTTCACCCACGACGAAGACACCAAGCTCCAAGTTTATAAGAATGGCATTCTCCAGAGGGAGGGCGGGAGCTTCGATTACACCAGTATTCCTGCCACCAATGTAATTCAGTTTAACAGTGCTGTTGCCTCAGGAAACCTAGTTACAATCATCACTGTTGAGAACATTTCGTCCTCAGCCGTAACTGGGCTGATGCTAGAAGGCACATTCACCGATTCGACTACAGGAAAAATACCTTTCAGCAAGTTACAGATCGCCGATAATGACATCACAACTGCAAAAGTTAATGGTCTAGCGACAACCCTTAGCACCGCTGCGAAGATAACGGCCGCCTCTACGACGCCGACAGGCCCAGCGACGGGCGATCTCTGGCTTGATACATCGGGCACTCCGAACAAACTTAAATTCTACGACGGGACTCAATTCCTTGAGACAAGTCCGGCGTCGTCTTTGCCAACATTTGCGGTTAGTAATGCGTCCCAGTATGTACGCGTAAATGCGACTGGCACCGCCCTAGAGTACGGAAATGTAGATTTAACGTCTGTGATTCCCGTAACTCAGAAGGGGGCCGCGTCCGGCGTCGCCAGCCTAGACAACAGCGGGCGGCTTCCGTTCACGCAACTCCCCACTGTTTTGGCCACGGACACTTTGTATTCAGCCCCCGCCGCAGTGGCTAATGCCACTACTATTATCACGCGCATATGGAAGCAGAAAGTTAGGATAGACGGGGTTGCCGTAAGACTTTCTAGCGGCACCTGCACATTCCAGATACACGCTGGAGGGGTGAACGTCGGGTCCACTATTTCCGTTAGCAGCACGCCAAGTGAAACAACTCTGGGGACACCTGTTGAAATAGACGGGACTACGTCATCCAAGAGTGTGGGGTACACGATTACATCAAACTCTTCAGGTGCAGACTTGGAGGTATCTTTAGCGGTGAGTGTTATCAGTGCATGATCGAGGTTATATCGGATGCTAAACTTTTTGCCCCTTGGCTCGCAAACAGGCTCGGTTATGCCGAAGTCTGGAAAGATGGCGCTGGGTATGGATTTTTATACAACGATGAGCTGGTCGGGGCCGTGGTGTTCACAGAATTCACGGGGAGAGACATTCACGTCCATATCGCCTCGCAGAATCCAGTATGGTTCACCAGGCCGTACCTTAAGTTTATATCCGAATACCCTTTCGTACACTGTGGCGTTGAGAGGGTCACAGCTCTCATCGACGAGAAAAATGAAAGAAGTAGACGCCTCTTCAAAGGATGGGGAGGATGCGAAGAGGGAAGACTCAGGAACTACATCGCAGACGGACAAGATGCAATCGTCTGTGGAATGCTTAAAAGAGAGTGCAGGTATCTAAATGTCTAAAAGAGCCCCCAAGCCGCCACCGCCTCCTCCCGACTATACGAAGGAGAAAGCAGCGTTTGCTGAGTCTGAATTTGCTAACCGCAAAAAACAGGCCGACGCATACAACCAAGCTGTAAATACTTTCAACCAAAGTCTTGCGGGGTATAGGCCTCAAATAGATGAGTTTGGGCAAACTGTGGGCGGCCTAGGGATAGCTGACTACACAGACGGAGGACGCCAATACACTACCGGGCTGAGCAACTTGCGGCGCGGCGTGTCTGGCTTGAACTTCGCTAGAGCAAAGCCGTCCTTTGAATCCACTGTTAATTCGCCTTGGGGTGCGGTAAGCGTCGGTACACCCACCCTGCAAAACGCCAACGAGAGCCTTAGGTCTCAGATGATGTCTGATATCAGCGGCATAGGTTCTCAATTAAGCGGACTGGCGTCAGAGCGCAGGGCTGAAGAAGGAAGGGTTAGAGGCTTTAGAAGCGGACTTCTCGGAGAGCTTAGCGGCCTGAGCGACAGAATCGGGACAGCGGGCATAGGAGATGAGCGCGGGATAAACCAATTAGGATCAGAGCTGTCTGGCCTGTCATCTCGCCTATCAAGTTTTGAATCTCCCATAGCAAGCCAGCTATACGGCTCAGGGGATCAGACTTTCCCGACTATACAAGGCTCTTTGGCTGGAGCTAGGTCGGGCATAGAAGGCCTTAGAACTAGGCGGGCAGATGAGCTTAACCGCATATCTGACTTCCGAACCGCGCAGCAGGGGCAATACGATGCCCTGAGGGAACGATTTAACCCGTTCACAATGGCTGACGAATCCGGCATCAATGAATTATTGCGTGATGTCGATGCGCAAAGACTTAATATCGAACGCTTCGAGTCGCCAATATCCACAGACTTTGGCCGCACATCTGCTCGCTTGACGGACCTTTACGGGGACGCGCAGGGGCTTTTGTCGGACAGGCGTAGAGAGCTTGACAGAATCTCCGAGGCAGAGCGCTTAGCTCGATCAGGAGCTAGGGCCATTAGAGGAGAGGCTCAGGGGGCGAACATTTACTCCGCCGCTGGCCTTAATGCTTTGGAGGACGCCATAGGGGACGTCAGAGAGCAGACATCAGGATTCTCGTCCGTTCTGCCCTTCAACTTTGGCCCCGCAACTCAAAATGTAACTGAGGCTGAAACCCGTCTTGCGGCCCTGCGGGAACAAAGAGGAGGGGCATTAGATGACTTACTGGCTCGCGCTGGGACGGCTTCTGGCGGAATTGCCGACATACCCCTCCAGGACGAGGCGGCTATACGCGAACGCCTATCAAGTCTGGGAGGCATTGGTACAGACCTTGCGCCATTCTCTGGAGGACGTGTCGGAGAAGTTCAGGCACAAATTGACGCGTCGCGGGGCATCCTCGACAACCGACTCGCAGAATTGCAGACACGGCGCGGGGAAATCGAAACCGAAGCGCAGACCCTTTTAGAGCAAATCGGAGCAGACAGCTTTACTGATTTAGCCTCTATAGAGGCTCGGCTTGACGATCTGGGGCTTGTACAAGAGAAGCAGCAGCTATTTGCCGCCAAGCAGGCTCTTGATGAAATCGCCCAGATTGAGCAGAGCCTCAATCAAGAACGACAGCGCCTTGAAGCTGACAGGGAGGCGTCTGACTTCGCCAAGTTACAGGAGCGACGTGAGATACTGGCCGCCCTAGGTCCGGGCGGGGTTCCTCAATTTCAGGATGCCACAAGTTCGGCCCCTCTGACAGCGGCGGAATACCTAGCCCTGCTGGCTAGGGGCCCCGAAGAGGAGGAGCAGTTAGCGGCGGCGGGAAGTCCGTTTAGCAGCAGTCTTGGCGTAATAAGGGTGTAGCCTCCGATGTTCTCCGCAGCACTTGGATTAGCCGGATCAGCCTTTAAGATGATCGGGGCTTCTAATGCGGCCAAGGCGCAGGCCGCCGCCACTATGCACGCTCAGGCCGTGCAAGAGCGTATGGCTCTCAAACAGCATGAGCTTAACCTTCTGAATATGGGAGCTGCCCGCGATAGGGAGCGAGACCTGCGGGAGGAAAATGCTTATCAGAGAACTCAGGAAACTATCGACAGGCGCATTACGGAGAACGAGCGCCGCTTCGCTGAGAAGGAATTATTAGAGTACAAGAACGTCCTCAAGCAAGAGAGGCTTGATACAGAGACAAGGCAAATCAAGGAAGACGCTGCTGCCGCTAGGGAGCGCGCTTTTGTTTTGTCTGAAATTCTTAAAAATCAAGACTTGCGTGGCGAAGAGAGAGACTTCGCCATTAGTGAATTACGAAAAGCTCAAGATGTTGCATCGGACGAGCGAGTTGAGGATCGGTTACGGCTGGCTGATGAGCGGGCCACGCTTTCCTCCGAGAGGGATTTTGCCAGAGAGGCTTATGAGAACACTCGCAGCCAGCGCATAAGAGACAGAGAGGCAGAGGGCGTTCTTAGAGAGAGAGTTCTTACTGAACTCGACGGCTTGTCAGCCGACATGGATATAGTGACGGATGAATTCCTGTCAGCCGGAGACATATTAAGTGCATTCCCCAGCTTT